GCTTCGTGAATAGCATCCTGACCTTCGGCCGCATCGCGACAACGCTTCCACTTGGAAGCGAACTTGTCGTACTCGGGATTGGTGGTTTCGACACCCATGGCTTATCAAGTCCCCGTCATTCCGATCCGTTGCATGACCTGAGGCATTATCGGAAATTCCTTGGCAACATAGTATCCAAGGCCATCCGAAATGTGACTCAGCTTCGGCGTTGCTTTCTTGTCGATTTCACCGCTGCCGCCTTTCAGCAGGATGACCCCGTCCAAGTCTTTGACCACATGTGGTGCCTTTTGCCCATCGACTATCATGCGGATATTTCCGGCCGCTGACATAAGTCGAGAATTCACGGCATTGACCCGAGCTCGCTCGGGCGGGTTAGCACTTGGGACATTGTAGGAAATTCGCTGTCCGAAATGCGGGTTCAACGTCGCCTTAATTAGATCCCAATCGCTGCCCTGAACTTTAGCCGAACCGCGAGAGCCTCCGGTAGCATCCCCATAACAGACAATCCGCCCATTGTGATCGCCCCAATCCTCGATCAGCTTTCGGCAAACTGCCGGGGTGTTTGAGTTCCGCTCAATATACACTTCGCCAATGACGCCTGTTCCGTACTCATCGGAAGGAAGCTGCTGCTCTTGAACAATAGCACAAACGCCAGGATCGACGTTGAAGTCGAAGCAAAAGGCGATCGGCCGGTTTGGGTCATACACAAGCGGAGAAGCGTGGAACCGTGAATCGAAGACGTAGTAAGCCCGACCCTCGAAGTTGATGAAACTACCCTCATACTCCTGCTGGAAGGTCAGCTCATCCAAATCTTCCTTGGCCATGGCAATTTCTTCGGCGTCAAGGATGTCGGAGGACGGCCAATGAAAGTAACCCCAACTCGACCGCACATACTGCGCCTTGAAGTCGGCCTCTGCCTTAAGCGCAACCTCGTAGTAATGATTGCGCCCTTCCGGCACTCCGATCAGATCGCACCAGCCCTTGCGATCTGACAGGGCCGGGCGAACGTTAGCTCCCCACGCCTCGGGCTTCATATTGCCGTACTCGTCGAGGATGCCGCCGTCCCATGGCGAGCCCTCGATGCGTTCCGGCTTGTCCATACCGAAGACGTGCAACTCGGCACCGTTGATCATCCTGATGACCAACTCAGATTCGCTCGGACGCCCGGCTTTCATCCAGTCGGGCACCAGCATTTTCAGATCGTTCCAGTAAATCCGCTTGGCCTGTCCATAAGTCGGCGCCGATGCGAAAAAACGACCTGGCAACCCAGTGTTCCCGCCTTTCATTGCAGCGCGAACTAACTTGCGCTTGGCAATCTCCGACTTGCCCGAGCGACGGCCGGCCGGGACAACATTGAACCGACAAGGAGAATGATAGAACCGCTGTTGCTCAAGATGCGGCCGAAGCACGGTCCAGCGAGCTGGCAAATCAAGAACAGGAGCGATGACCTTAGGCACCTTTTCGTTCCTGCAAGTGCTTTATCCAATCAGTATCACTCCAACCAATTGGGGTCGGTGGCCTGAATTGCTGAGGGACCGGAGGCGTTGTCGAAGGAGTCGTTTGATCAGTCATTGCAATTTCCGCCCTTGTTCGTAGGTTTCACGCTCATCCATTGCGTTGTGGATGACCAGCCCATCTTCAAGCCTAGGTCGACACCAGCAATCAACGCCTTCCAAGACATGTGGCCTCAAGTCGGCAATAGGATAGATGTGCGTCATTGTTCCGGAAACAAGACCAATGCTCCGGTCGCTTTGTCAATCTGACTGACGGTCTTCAGAACCTTGGCAGCAAACTCTTCAGCGGTCAGACCTTCTTTGTCTGGGTTCGGGACTTTGTCCAGCCCAAGAAAACGAGACCGTCGTTCCATGATTTTCAACGCCCGATCAATGGCGGCGAGCTTTGGAGCGTGGTCCTCGATCCGCTTGGTCAAGGGTTGTCCGGTATTGATATCCACGATTGGTTGGCCGTGCTCATCTTCAACAACGTCCCGAACAACACTGCCTTGGCTGACGACAACGTGGAAAGATTGCAGAACTTTGATGACCTCGGTTTGCAAATAGTCCAAACGAGCAAGCTCAAGCTGGATGACTTCTTCTGCCGGCTCTTGAATGATCTCCCGCAAGGCTTTCAGAAGCAGCTTCCTGGCGTATGCCCGAGTAATCCCGAACATATCACCAAGTTGCTGATAGTTCAGATCGGCATTATCTCGCCTTGCACGCAGAAGAGCTGCCTGGAGATGCTTGGTCCGTTCCGTAGGTGTAGCGGTGCCCCTTTTCGGACGGATTGGGTTTGGCGTGGTTGCATTCGGAATATCCATTATTCAAGGATAAACCGGCTACTTTTGCTTGGCAACAGCGGCCGAGATCCTGGCTGAATAAGCTTCGCCGGTGCCTTGATGCTTACAATCCGAGCAACGCGGATCAATCAACGACTTGTCATACCTACACTCGCGAGACATAGTGTGTTTGATCGGCTTGCTGCCCATCTCAAAAGATCCGTCCGGATTGTAAATTCTAACAGGAGCCCAATAAAACTCCGCCGAGCGATCTCCGTTTGAGCAACCATAAGGCGTACTTGCCGTTCGAATTGTCAGCGGATGCGAATCAGAGTCGGCGACGGGCATCCCTGTTTCCTGCGCTGATGCAAAATGCGACAAAGATCCCAAGCGCCACCCAAGCTAAAAGGCCCAGCAAGGCCAGAAGAAACGGTCCCATGATGTTTCCTTCGGTGAGCACGAAGCAATGATGCCCTGCCCGAGCAACTGTTGGACAGGGCATCGTGGATCCTAGGCAAGCCGCCCGGCTGCTGCTTTCGCCGAAGGAAGCGGACGCTGCGAGATATCGACCTTCCGACCATCCGACAGACCTTGGAAGAAAGACTCACCGTGGCTGACTTTGGTCTTAGGAGTACGGGTCTTGAACTCACCATACTTGGCAGCGATCGCGTCCTGTTTGACAACCATCAATGAAGTTCCAGCATTGGTCTGAACTTCGCTCTTTTTCGCGGCAACCAAGGCTCTGATGGCTTGCGTTATCCCAATGCTGACCCCTTGCCGGTAGCTGTTGAGAATTCTGCGCCCGCCGATCATGTACTCGTCCGTTTTCTTGTACTCGTCACACAGGCGGTTCGTTGTCGCAACAAGATAACCGAGCATCCAACTCGCCAATTGAACGTCGGCGGTATATCCAAAGAACCGGACACACGCCTCGAACTCTTCGGTCCAGCTTGCTCTGCAACCACACTCAGTAAGTTCGGCGACCGCAACAGCGATCATGCCGACCCAGGTCGAAACCACCTTGGTCTTGGTGCCGTTCGTCTTGGCGGTGCAAACGATGTCTTCGGTGCTCAGGTCGTCACCTTTCTTCAACGCGGCCATGATGACGTCGGCGTAGTCAAGCTGGTATTTCCGCATGATTTTCTCGGCCATACCAGCAGCTGCCGCGGCTTCGTTGGGGTCGCTGCGTTCGTGCTCGGCGATAGCGAGCAACTTCTGGACGCGACGCTTGACGGATTCAAGGTTCTCGGCGGTCATGCCGATTCTCCCTTGGAAATAACCATTGCTTTGGTACGATCGCTGGCCGGAACACTTGAATCGATCCGCTTTTGAAAAGAGAACCGGAGCGAACCTGACTTGCCAACAAAGAAGAACGGCGCCGCTGAATCCGGATTGGTATAAACTTCGAACTTCGACGACGCCGAAGCGGCCTTGACATATCCGAGAGCAAGCAGCCCTGCGATGTATTTTTCCCGCAACGTCTTTTTCATGATGAATCTCCTGAGTGGTTGAGATGAAACCCCGGAACGCCGGGGCGAGTTGGCGCGATCAGATGGAAATGTCGTCAAGCAATCTCTACGTTGTGACGACTTGCACGAACAAAACATTCGGCAATCCGCAACTCTTTGACTTCCGCTGCTCTAAAGATTGCCTCTTCTCGCGTTCTGAAACACGATCCCCGAGAGTATGTCCTGTTTCCATCACAGTTGCGTTGCGCTGCTTGGTCAATGATTTCGGTGCGCACTAACGACCCTTCGCGGCGCGTTAGCATCGGTTTGTATTCACCAGCGCTTTTGCGGGCAGATGGAACAAGTTCGCGCAAAGCGTTAAGTTCGCATTGAAACCGGTTTGTCATGTCATTCTCCTTGCCGTTGGTTGTTGTTCCGACAAGTTCAATTATACGCGGATCAACAAAAAAGACAACCTTTTCGAAATTATTTTAGGCCGGCTGCCGCGAAGGTTTCAACGGTGCTCCTAACCATACCCGCTAGGTGGCTGTTCTGGCCGACGAGGCGACGTGCCCTGATGCCGCGGCGGAAGCGGCTCATAGGCACAAATGCGGTCGGCGGAACCGGGGCTAGACAAAATGGTCATTCGAAGCATAACCAGACCCCAA